TAAAACCAAAAGAACTACAATCTATTGACGATAACTTACACAAAGATAAAAGATTTAATAAATTGTACACTGAATTATCTAAAGTAATTCAAGGTTGCTTATCTGCACAAAAATATAATTTAGATTTGTTTGAAGTATATATTACAAAGTCTTGGGCTACCTTATCTACCAAAGAACAATTTATTTCTTATCATAGACATATGAGCAGTCATTTTAGTTTTGTCTATTACCCACAGACTCACGAACAGGGTAATTTATTTTTACTTGATGATGATGCCCATAAAGTAGGATTAAATATTCCAAAAAGAGATCCATACTTTACGGAGTGGGATCAAAATAATTATGGTAAAGCTGAGTATCCTGCAGAGACAGGTAATGTAATTATATTTCCATCTATTATGTTTCATGAGACGGGAAAGAATACAAAAGATATACCAAGGCTATCAATATCAGGAGATATAATGTTGACCATGAAAGAGGGTATAAAATCAGAACATAACATACCTTCGCCGTCTACTTGGAAGAAACTATAAAATGGTGTAAAATACATTATGCCTTTAACAAATGTTCAGATAAGACCAGGATTGAATAAATCAGATACGCCATCAGGTGCTGAGGGTCAATGGATAGATAGTGATTTTGTTAGATTTAGATATGGCCAGCCAGAAAAGATTGGTGGCTTTGAAGCAATCGGACAGACTACAATCTCTGGTCCTGCTAGAGCGCAACATTGTTGGAATGATTTAGAGGGTAGAAAGTATGCTGCATTAGGAACCTCAAAAGCATTATACATTTATTATGAAGATGCTTTCTATGATATTACGCCTTTAGCAACAGCTATTACAGGAGCTACATTTACTTCAACAAATGGTTCAGCAACCGTAACTGTAAACAAAGCGTCTCATAATTTAATTGCAGGAACTTATATTACTTTATCATCTGTGACGGTTCCAGGTGCTACAACAACTTTAAATGGTGCAATTAATGATTCAGTTACTACAATAACTCTTACAGACGCTTCATCTTTTTCTACATCAGGATCAATAAGAATTGAAGATGAAATAATTACTTATTCTGGTAAATCTTCAAATGATTTAACTGGATGTACTAGAGGGACGAATGGAACAACTGCTGTAGCACATGCAGACACAACTGCAGTAAGACAATCAACGGTAACAAGATATAACACAACAGATTTTACTGATTTAGTTTTTGAAATACTAACAGTTGCTACAAACTCATTTACAATTACAATGCCTACAACAGAAACAGGAACGGGGATGTCTAGTGCTGGTGGTGCTTCTATAAATCCTTATGAAGAAATAGGGCCTACAATTCAAACATACGGTTATGGTTGGGGTACAAGTACTTGGGGAACAGTTGGTTGGGGTAATCAAACTACATCAAGCCAAGTTGTTCTAGACCCTGGATCATGGTCATTAGATAATTTTGGACAAGTGTTAATTGCAACTATTAAAGATGGTAAAACATTTACGTGGAATGCTGGTGCTGCCAGTCCTTTACAAACAAGAGCAACAATAATGACTAATGCACCTACAGCATCGAGACTTACAATAGTATCTGACAGGGATAGACACGTAGTACATTTTGGTACTGAAACAACAATTTCAGACAGCACCACACAAGATCCAATGTTTATAAGATTTTCAAATCAAGAAGATTTTAACACTTATCTACCTACTTCAACAAATACCGCTGGTACTTTTAGATTAGATACAGGTAACAAAATTGTTGCTGCGGTATCTGGTAAAGATTACAATTTAATTTTGACTGACACTGCAGCATACGTCATGCAGTTTGTGGGTCCACCGTTTACATTTTCTATAAGACAAGTAGGTTCTAACTGTGGATGTATTGGACAGCACGCTGTGGTATATGCAGATGGTCAAGTATTTTGGATGGGAACAGGTGGAGGTTTTTTTAAATACGACGGTACAGTAAAACTACTACCATCTTTAGTTGAAGACTTTGTTTTTACTACAACTGGAGACAATATAGGTGTAAATTATTCATCTAACGAAATTATATATGCATCGCACAATTCTTTATTTAATGAAATAGTATGGTTTTATCCATCAGGAAAACCTCTAACAAATCCAGCTGTTCAAAATGATAGATCGGTAGTTTATAATTATGTTGAAAATACTTGGTCAATTATGACATTAGCAAGAAGCACTTATCACGATGCTTCTACATATGATCTACCTTATGCAACAGAATTTGATTCAACTACAACTCCTACTTTTACAGGTTTAAGTGGAGCTACAAACACTTTTGGTGCAAGTAAATATTTTGCACAAGAGACTGGAACAAACGTTATAGATCTAAACGGTACTGAAACTCCTATTGCAGCGTTCATACAATCAGGAGATTTTGATTTACCTCAAGAAGGAGATGGTCAATTTTTAATGAGAATAAGTAGATTCCTTCCAGATTTTAAAAACTTACAAGGTAATGCAGTAATTACAATTAATTTAAAAGATTTTCCAATTGATGCAAATGCTTCTTCTTCATTGGGCCCTTTTACTATAAATTCAACTACACAAAAAATTGATACAAGAGCTAGAGGACGTTTAGCTAATTTAAAAATAGAAAACACTGCGAATGATGAAACCTGGAGATTTGGAACTTTTAGAGCAGATGTAAATGTAGATGGAAGAAGATAATGGCTAAAATAAATGTATATGTGCCTGAACCTCCTAAAGAATATACTGAAGAAGGGTTCAGACAAATTAACCAAGCTATAGCAACAGTGGAGAATCAATTAAATACATCTTATCAAACAGACTTGAAAAATGAACAAGATGCGTTTAATTACTTTATGTCATGACAATACAATATAAAAATAAAGGATATAAACAAGCTGATACAAATTTAAATACAGTTTTAACTTGCCCTACAGATGCAACTGTAATTGTTAAAAGTATTTACTGTGCTAACAACGATGCATCATCAGCTATTTTAGTAAACATGAGTCTTGTAGACTCATCTGATTCTAGCACTGAGTATGAATTTTTTAGAGATGATGTAGCTGCTAAAACCCAAGTAAATGCTTCACCTCAAGGAATAAATTTAGAGGCAGGAGATTCTATCAAAATTCAATCAGCAACCGCTAGTAATAAAATACAAGGGGTTATTAGTTATGCACAAATAGATCGATCACAGGAAAATGGCTAAAAGAACATTTAAACATTTTACACCAAGACCAAAACCGAAAAAAAGACCTCGTACCCATAAGAAGAGACTTAACAAAAACGAAAAAAGAGATTATAAATCCTATAACAGACAAGGAAGGAAACAATGAGTGATGATTTAATAAGAATACCTGCTCAAGCTAAAGAAATTGTAAAAAATAAAAGAACAGGTAAAATTTATGATAGCAAAGCTGATTTTGATACTGATGTTGCTGATCCCAATACTGATACTACTGAAGATGATTTTAGGCAAGACCTCGAAATAACTGTTGCATCTTTAGAAGTATTTGGTAAAACCAAAGAATGAACCCACAAGGTGGAACGGAATTACAACATAGCTTTTTAGATCAACATGCTGACAAAAAATTATTAGATCAAGTACAGATTACAACTTCTGTTCCTGAAAAAATACCATTACATCCTAGTAAACCAAATATACTTTGGCAAAAAAATTCTTACGATCAACCTAATATCGCTCCTTGGTTTAGCCAAAAAACAAATCATAATAAATATGACTGGTATGTTTTTAATAGTAATTGGACATATGAAAAATTTAGAATGATGTTTGATGTACCAACTGAAAAATGTCATGTAATTAAAAATGGTTGTACTAGTTTTCCGACAAGAAAAATATATAAAAAGGGAGATCCAATAAGAATAATACATCAAAACACACCGTGGAGAGGTTTAAGTGTATTGCTTGGCGCAATGCAATTAGTAAAAAATCCATTAATTAAATTGGACGTTTATAGTTCAACTGAAGTATATGGTGAAGAATTTAAAAATCTTAATGATCATAAATATGTACCTTTATATAAACAGGCTTCTGAATTATCTAATGTAAACTATATAGGCTATAGACCAAATAGTTATATTTTAGAAAATATAAATAAATACAATATGTATGTGTATCCAAGTATATTTGAAGAAACATCTTGTATCTCTGCTATTGAATCTTTAGCTGCTGGACTATATTCAATTGTAACTAACTTTGGAGCTTTATATGAAACTTGTGCAGAGTTTCCTATGTATGTAACTTACACAAAAGATTTAAAAATATTATCTCAAACATTTGCTGCAGCTATTGAAATGGCAGCTGAAACATTACACGAAAATGCCATACAAGACAGTTTAGATATGCAACAGGCTTTTTATAAAAAATATTATAACTGGGATAAAAAAGCTATGGAATGGAACAATTTTTTATATAATGTAATTAATGCAAAAAAGTAAAAATTGGTCTAATAACGATACCTATCAAACAATAAAGGAGATTAACGTGTCCCCTCAAAATCCATCAGAACCTATTTGGTTTAAAGAAAAACAACAGATAAAGCTATGCGTAGGTACACCTGTGCATTCTGAAGTATCAATTCATTATACTCAATGTCTATTAGAGATACAAAAAGAATTTTTAAAGAAAGGTGATAGCGTTTCTTTTTTAATGCATAAATCATCATTAATAACTCAAGGTAGAAATCTTACAGTAGCTTCATTTTTAGAAACAAAAGCAGATTATTTATTATTTCTAGATTCTGATATTGCGATAGGTCCGCATGTAATTAGAAAAATGATTAATGCAGATAAGGATGTGATATGTGTACCTTATCCATTAAAAAGTATACAATTCGGAAAACTTAAAGAAAAATTTGAAAAGGGTTTAATAAAAACAGAAGCAGATATGGAGACTGGTGCATGCACGTATCCAGTAAGATTAGAAGACGCTAGTAAAATTGTAGTTAATAAAGGCATAACAGAAATAACACATGCTCCTGCTGGTTGTTTGTTAATTAAACGTTCAGTGTTTGATAAGTTGATTAAAAAATTTCCTGACAGAAAAATAAAACAAACGTCTATTATAAACGGACAAAGTGAAGAAAAAGATAATTATTACAATTTTTTTGATACAGTTCATGATAAGCAAACACAAACTTACATGGGAGAAGATTTCGGTTTTTGTAAACTTTGGAAAGAAGTAGATGGTAAAATATTTGCTATTGTCGATGAATATATTATGCACGTTGGAGAACATCAATATATTGGTAGATACATGGATGAGTTTATAAAACATGACTAAATTGTACGTAACTTCTCCAACTACTGGTCTTGTAGATATACATTACATGAAATCTATTTTTTCTTTACAAGCAGAGTGTCATAAAAGAAAAACAGGTATTACTTTACATTTACATAAAAGTTCTATTGTAACCTTTGGTAGGAACGGTTGTACTGCAGGGTTTCTAAGTTCCGACTGTACCCATATGTTATTTGTAGACACTGATATACAATTTAACGAACAAGATATATTTAAAATGATTGAAGCTGATGAAGAAGTTACATTGATACCATATCCTATGAAGTGGATGGATTGGAAAAAGTCTAAAGAATTATTCGATAAGCATAAGATACCTGTAAATAAAGGAGGGTATCACTTTCCTATTAAGGTTATGAATGAAGATAACTTTGAAAGTGTTAATGGCTGGATGGAGATAAAACGAGGGCCTGCTGGTTGTATGTTAATTAAGAGAGAGGCTTTTGAACGTATGATTAAATACTATCCAGAGCTTAAAGTAAGACAGAATCATTTAGTCAATGAGACCACTAAAAACATGGAGCATTCGTATAACTTTTGGGACACTGAATTTATTAAAGAAACAGGTCAAATAGTTGGTGAAGACTTTGCCTTCTGTGACCGTTATAGGAAGGCAGGAGGACGTATATTCGCCCTCATAGACTCTGAAATAACGCATCATGGTAACTATCCTTTTAGAGCTAAGTTCATTGACGAATGCGCTAAAATTGAGTAAATTTACATAAATACGTATTTACAACAGGAGCTTAAAAATATGCATCCATTAATGATGGCCGCTTTGATATCAGGAGGTGTCAATGCA